TTTTAGATTATTAATATCTTTAGTTAACGCATCAATCACAATTTTTTTATAAGTTTTATCCGTAAGGATATCGACAATCCAACGATGGTCTGGATCTTCAGGATTAAACCTTTTCGATACTTCTCGCACTTCGTAATACAGCGCCCTTAGTGGGTTTAAATTTGGTCTGTATTTTTGCTCTATAAAATCAAATCTAAAGCTATCGTGATCAGATGCCAAATTATTCATAATGTGCCTATATTCTAAATTCAGCGCCCATTTCATATCACTTATAGTTTTAGCGACGACCTCAGAATAGTTCTTTCTTAGACTATCTAATATTTCTTGATGCTTAAAAGATAGCTCCACATAATGCAGATTAAGAATTTCATCTATGTCGTGCCTGCCGTCTAAAAGTATGTGTGGTAATGAATTGGTACGCTGGTAGTAATCAAGCTCATTCTGTATGCGAAGGACTACGAAGTTTATAACTTCACCTTTCTTCATACATATATTTATGCTTTATTGATGGCCAGTATAGTATGCAGTTTAGTCGTGCCCTTGTTTCGTATAAGAGTGGTCTTTGCCCCTGCATGTAGCGGCTGCGGCCACCACCCTATATCTACCCATGCGTATCCTGCGCTCTCTGAGTTAAGTCTGGGCGTGAACTCGCTACCCACTACATACACAAAGCTATAGTAATAGAATTGCTTGTCGGGGCTCTGAAACACGTCTATGGGGTTTAATCGAGTCATCTCTGGTATGAATCCAATCTCTTCAGAAAGCTCACGCTGGATAGCAGCATACGGGGTTTCATCTTTCTCTAAAGTGCCGCCGAAGAAGCCCCATGTATTTTTAAATCGCTTTTCAGCCTTTCGTAATTGCAACATGCATCGACCGGTATCTTGAGCTAAAAAAATTACGCCTGCGGCTGTAGTAGTCATACTATTAATTATCTATAATACGATTCGTGTAGCGTGATTACAGGATTAATCGCCAGTAACCTTCACGGTAAGTCCCCTCATATGAACTAATCCATCCATCAGCCGTCCACTTGTATTGTATTGACGTGGTAGTATTAGTGACATATTCATCGGGCAAATCAGGTAAATCGTCATCAGCAATAGCAGCAAGTACAGCAATGGAATGCGCACCATAATCAAAACTAACAAACCAGTTAGATCCGTTATATTCAATAATATCGTTTTCTTTTGCTGTAATATTCCAGAGAGGATATCCGGCAGCAGAAATATCACTAACAAGAAGGTATCGTTGCCCAACGCTAGCCGCTGGCAATCCACTAACACCAGGAGATGATGACCTAGCATCAATTATTCGAGCCACATTAGTAATAGTATCAGCTGGCAAGGTGTCTACGTCTAATGTAAACAGTAATTCAGTATCGTCAACTGTAGCAGCAACATACCCAACAACCGCAGTAGATTCATCATCAGTGTCATTTGTGATATTTAATTTTAATATACTAGTAGCAGATAAGTTCCCCTGCATTTCGATTAATTTTGACCAAGATTGTGCCATACCATTATTGTCTAGCAAGGTAATAATTGTTCCATCCACTCTTATGCGATAGTTATTTGGAGTAACCACTATTTCAGCAGTATCTTCTATTGAGCCAAAGAAATCAAATAATTCATTACTAAAGTTTAAATCAGCAACACTTGACGTGTTATGTAAATCAGTTATAATTCTTTGAATAATAGTTTGGCGTTTAACCTTCGCTGGTGGTGAAATCCATATACCTGTGCTAAAAGAAAGTGTAGAGATATCTAAAGCTTCGTCAACACCTTGGGGTATATTTCTACTAGACCAGTTAATATCAGTCATTTCCATTTCAAACACATTTACCCAATTAAGCGGATTCGAATCTGACTGTAACTGTATGCCTGGATTAAATAAAATCATTATTTGTTCAATCAGCTGTAATTTAGTATCTGTATTCGTAGTCCAAATATCAACTTTAAAATTTAAATCATAAGGGATAGGCATATATCTTTTAGTAGTATAAAGACTACCTTGTTCAGATGAATAACTATTAGTATCAGGGTCCCAAGCACGTTCAGCCACTTGTTGAGTGTCTACGTTGGTTGGGTCTTGCATCCTGCCTCTAGCTATTTTTAAGCTTTCTATAGAGACAGCAATAAATGGCGCACTATTGATAACGTTCTCGGAATTATTACGGAGGATGTTAGCTACCATTCTGCTACTATCACCGTATTGAACAGGAACGCGATTATATTGCGCTACCCCGTCTGAATATTCTCTTACTTGGAAATGAGAAAATACTCTTACGATTTGCAGCAAATACCTTTTCAACTGTTCATCATAAAAATAGGACATATTGCCTGTAGTTGGTGTAGTTGCCATAATTAATCCGTCCTAGGCCGCACGACCTGCGATAAATTTGTTTTTTCCGGAACCGTTTGTCCAGTCTGATCATCAATTCTAGTATTGTCATTGTTAACAAAACCGGTAAGGATTTTATTAGCTGCGGACCAAACGGCTCGCTGATCTGTTCCTACCATAGCCCACCGTGTTCCTGTCTTTTTAAATAATCTATTCGGCACAAAATCCGTCCTTAAATAATAATCACCTTCTGTTCCCACCGGAAACGTCTCACCACTGCCGACTAGACTAACGCCATTAGGTGGAATACCATCCTGTCCACCAAAATCAATCACTGGTTTGTCGGGCACCTCAGGATCAAAATACAGATGCGCATTATTTCTATATTGCGGATCGTAAGGCACCTCTGTTTCAGCTGCCTCCAAAATAGCATCATTTATCGCAATAGCATCTGAATAGGTGCTGATAAGATTTCGTAAATCTTCAGGATTTTCACCTGTGCCAAGGATATCCCTGTATTCTTGACTGTCAGAAATAGGACCGAGCTTGACGCGCCAAAGATGCGGCCACCAACCTGGATCATAACCTTCTGCAGGACGAGACCCATCTGTAACGACGTGGAATCTGTTCACAGCATCATCGCTACCTAGTAAAAGGTCGTCACGCTGGTGAGGTAATTCTATAACATCTCCGGGCATCAGTTTTCTACCTAGTGCCTTGACCATACTTTCGATATGAAAATTAATAAGTAATGAACCGTTTGATAAAAATAATCCGAATTGCGTGAGGTCAAAAGCATCACCATCTGAAATACTATATTGGCCACGCAACTCATAAATATTTGTATCATATTTTCGGTCTCTATTTTCTAAAAATAGAAGATCCTGAATGAATGTTTCATCGCCCCCACCGCCAGTGCTAGGTCGAGTGGCATCACCAGTATCTGGTGTTTCGTGAATGCCCAAATATTTATGAACGAGAACGGCCGTCCCACCTGCGAAAAGATGTTCCGCGATTACACGATCGATAAAATTAAAATCGTTCCCTTTGATCGGCCGCCAAAGACTCAAACGTGGCATATATGCTCCTTAATACTTTATAACACTATTTATCTTTATTTCACCGCCCGAACGACCATCTTTACTAAATAAATTTAGAAACGCTTGACAAATACGATAACCTGTGTATAATCCGCAAGTATCTACAACATTAAGAGACTACATCATGGAATTGTTTTATATTCTTGCTATACTATTTATAGCAGCAAACAGCTATTTCTCATTCTCAGCAGGAAGAATAAATGGAACGATGACTACGTTTAGTTTTTTACAAACAAATAAATGCCTTAAGCCACTAACCCAAATTAAAGATACTGGAGAGTGGCCAGACGCATTAAAAAAACTGTATAATGGCACAGAGGATACAAAATAATGGCTGTAAGAAAGAAAAAAGAAGTCTACTTAACAAAAGAGCCAGACTGGACTAGACTACAAAAGTCAGCCAATGATGAGCAAAAATTAGCAGCATTTAAACATGCTGATTTCTTTGTTCATTATGAAATTGAAACAAAAGCAAAAGCGTCAGCTATGCGGTTATGGATTAAAACTGCTAGCGATTGGGATATAGAAGATCAGAAAATAGTTAATAAACTTCCAGATTACTTCTTTGTTACTGCTGGCAAAATTGCATTCATGACAAAGAAGCTAGGGTTTATTCCAAAGATGCATTTAGATTACTTAACTGATCAGCTACCAATCTGGATTAAAGCTAGTAATAATTTGAAGAAGGATCCTTTAGCTGAAGAAGAAGAAACCGCCCCGGTTGTAAAAAAGCCGGGTATTAGCATTCAAGCAAGAATGGCTGAGCAAGTATTACCACTATGCGGTGATTGGGAAGCGATTCTAGATCTCGTTGTAGATGGCGGATTTAATTTGGATAAATTTGACCCATATAACGACATGCGGGCATATGAAAGTGGCGTCATCAAAGCTAACCACGCCAAAATTATCAAAGATATGTATTCTCGTGACTATGAAGAAGCTATTGATGTCGTAAAATGGCAAGATGACGATATCAAAGAAGCATATTCTCATTTAGACACAAAAGCAAGAAAATTATATCTAGCCTTTCACGAAAAAATTAATACTGCGTGTGATACTTTTATTACTACTGGCAAAGCACAACGAAAGACGCGGAAGCCAAAAGCAGTCAGTAAGGAAAAACTTGTAACAAAGCTAAAATACAAAGTTAACGATGGTGAGCTTGGTGTATCTAGTATTAACCCTATTGATATTATTGATGCTAGGGAATTATGGATGTATAATACAAAAAGCCGTAAGATTATACACATCGTAGCAGCGAACCCAGGGCCTGGCCTATCAGTAAAAGGATCAGGCATCCAGAATTTCCTTGAATCGAGCAGCCTACAGAAAACATTGCGTAAACCGCTTGAACAATTAAAGGATTTTAAAGGTGGCGCCAGAACAAAGTATATGAAAGCGTTTGATGATATTAAAACCACCGAAACAAAATCTAATGGAAGAGTAAACGAGCACTGTATTATACTTAAATCATTCTGA